GGGTTATCTACCCTACACACTTTTTACCACGGATCGGTGGGTTCCGTGTAATTAAGCACGCTCACCCGCAGTCGGACGTCGCTGCGTTACCAAACGACCTGCCCCTGCCAGTCACAGCCCTTGTTAGCGTTTTCCGTTAGGAACTCGTCGCGGGAGAGCTCTAGAGAGCCTGTGTGGGGTGCTGGCATGCCTCCTTTCCCCAGTCTACCTAATAAATGTGATGTTTATTTATTCCGCGCTCGCTGTACTATGATGAGGGCGTTGAATTTTTAAAGGTATTCTTGCAGTTTTTGTGTACGTTTTGCACTACACACCGACTGTCTCGATACTAGTCGCCATATTGGCACCCGCTGTTTGCGTCTTGTTGGGATGTGCACAGTAACTGTTGAAAGGACAGTATGCTACAACACCACCCGGCAGTATAGGGTATTTCGCTGGGTAACCCTATATGAGCTATGAACCCCGGCAAACCTGCTCCGCTATGGAAACCCCCCTTTGTGGTTCTGCGAGCCCTAATCGCACCGTAGAGCATACCTCTACACCCGTTCTGACCGTTTCGAGCGTTTGGAATGACCACGGAGAATATGGGGGTTTTCATGGCGGAAATCGCCCCCCGGCAAGTCCCGGGGGCGTATATGTCTCGTACGCGGGGGCGGTTTCTACTCCCTCGCGTCCATCGACTCCAGAACCACCCGGCAGTCCACAGCTTCCATGTTTTGCAGCTCGTCCCACCGACCCTCAAAATTTCACGCAAGGCCATCTTTTTGGCGTTTGGTGCCATCTTGTTGACCATGTTGACAATGGCATCTACGCTTCACGCCGGCCCATTACTCAAGACAATCCATATGGCCTGAGACTTCGGTCTTCTGGCAATGCTTCAACTTCATCCAATCATGAATCGCTACCATATGAATCCACGCTTCCTTTGTCTTGGCGTTCTGAAGTTTACGAGGCATATCTCGCTCGCGTTCCATACGGCGAGGGACATATTGTCGATGACTTCCTTGCAGGGCAGTTTGAAGATTCCAATGCTCCCATTTATCGTGAAAAGTTTACTCAGCTTTTCTCATTTGCCATGCTTGATCCCACAATTTCTGAGCTCTGCATACATCCTGCTCCTGGCACTTATACTCGCTGGCAAGCCCTCAATGCTTTGTCTGCTCATGTCGATACCGTCATCGCGCGCAATGCTATACGCATCCTCCGAGATGTTAACTGGCAACCCAATGCCCGCTTCAAGATTGAATCGCGCCGAGTAATTCGCGCCTACGCACGCGGTTACGGCGTTACTGTCACGAGTCCTGAAAGCCACTTTTCCCTTCGCTTTGATTCTACGCTTGACGGAGCGATACCACCGACACTCTTCAATCCGGTCGATACACGCTCTGTTCCACGCGTTCCATCGCGTCGCCACTCAGAAGGCTCTCCAGTGCCACAGTCTGGTGGCACGCTTCAAGACCGCGCTTTAGCGCGAGAGGCCCGCGAGCTCAATCACAGAGCTGCAGCCCGACGCGCACTGCGTGAAGCCTACGCATCTATTCCTAAGCATGTTCGCATGCGGTACAGGCACAAGATGCGTGACATCAAGCCGAAACGCGCCACTGAGCGTGATGAAGAAGATGATGACATGGCTGAAACTCTTCGCTTTTATGCAGAGCAGGAGATTCGGATGGCTGAATACAGTCTTGAGAAAGAACTGAAAGCCAACAATTGTCACATCAGTGCAGAAGTGCTTGCTAAGGTTTTGGCCCGCATGGAGGCAGCCTCCGATGGCGCCCCTGAGCCACAATCTGGCATTCACAATGTTCTGAAAGCAGTCGCTGGGTGCGCCGCTGTTGGGGCTGGCGTTGCTGCTACACACGCTTTCATACGGGCATGTCGAGGCATCAGCGAGACTGCCAGTTCCACCAGTTCCGTGTTGAAGAGCTTGAATCATTCCTTCAATGGCATGGTCAGCTCTGTTAAGTCACAATTCACCGATACGCGTACAACCTATCTTTGGGCATTGCCCATCGTGATGGCTGCGCTATTCATCATGAGGTCCGTCACTGGCCTCGCGAGCTTTGTGCTCGATTTCCTTGTTGGCAGTATTCAGAAAATGCTCGGCAAGTTGTGGGGCGCCGTGTCCGAAATCTTTCGTCAAGTACGCGGTGCGAAAGCAGCTGAGCCAGAACCGCAGAGCGGTTTGAGCAGTTTCTTTGCCAAGGCTTTTTCAACAGTCTTTTTGGCCTGCGTGTTTAAAAAGCAGATGCCTTGGATTGACACGCTTATGCGTCGTCTTTCGTGGCTAACCAAGTCGACTGAGGGTCTCGAGTCTTTCATGGACTGGGTCAAAGATGCCGCTGAGGTTTCTGTGAATTGGTTGCTCAGTTTCTTTACTCCATACAGAGTGAGTTGGGCAAACAAGGCTATGGAACCTTTCAAGGAAGTCTGCAGGCGTGTCGAGCGCGCCGAGCATGACGCGGCTGTCGCAAGTGAAGAAGATGGTGTTCGTCGTGCTGATGAGCTCGTCGATCTCATGCGCTGCATTGCAGGCTTGCGTGAGATATACAGGGGAGGCCCTGTTGAACGGCGAATTCAAGAGCTTCATGTGCGCACAAGTGTGCTTCTTATGCCTTTGGCTGGAGCCATTAATGCGCGCAACAATCATCGTATTCAGCCAGTCATGTGTGTCCTTCGCGGGGCCCCTGGCGTTGGCAAAACTGCGATAGCTAATCCTATCGCCGCTGCCATCATGCTTGAAGGTGGTCTATTTGGTGACAAAGAAGTGAACCCTGACGAGATTGCAAAACATATCTGGTCAAAGAGCATTTCTGAGTACTGGAACGGCTACGTCGGGCAAAAAGCCATCGTCATTGACGACATCTTCCAAACGGTGCAAGACCATACAACACAAGAGAATGATTACATCAATGTCATTCGTATGATTGGTTCTTTTGCACTGCCATTGAATATGGCCGATCTTGCTTCCAAAGGCAAGGAGTACTTCTGTTCACGTCTTGTCTTTGGCACGACAAACGTGGAAAACATCAGCGCATTTGAAAAGTGCGTTACTGATGAACAGGCAGTACTTCGCCGAATGGAGCATGTGTATGAGATACAGGTTGAGCCGGAATATGCTCTTCCTGATGGAAAGCTTGATCCCCAAAAATACGCAGCAGCTCTCGAAGCAGCGCGTGATGGGGTCGGATATGAAGGTTTCCCGTGGCAGTGCTGGTATGCACGTACGTGGAAGCTTGGCACGAACGCAGGTGGTACAGAACAGCGTCGCGGTGGTGAGAGAATCTCCATGCCGGACCTTATCAAACGGGTTGGTCAGTCAATTCGCAACAATACAGTGTTGCATGAGGCTGCACTTAACGGCACAAACCATTTTGTCAAGAATTTCTTCGCGACGAGCAAGCCCGAGCCTCAAAGTGGCTCTACGTGTTCTGATATCGTACCGGACACGCCGAGGGCTGGCAACATCGCTCCATCTGAGATCGAAGAACCCGGCTCAGATGAAGACATTCCTCCCCCGCCGCCTGTTGATCCAGGACCACCACCTGACTTGCAGAAGTGCAAGAGTACAAAGGAAGCTTACGAACGCGTTAAGGCTTGGGCCGTTGAAGGCAACCTGTCGGCGGAACAGCTGCAGGACCAATTGGCCAAGTACGCTTCGGTCGCTTATCTTTGTGGCAAAGAGGCGGAGAAAGCCATTTGTACCGCAAAGACTATACTCGAGCGCAATCAAGAGCTCGAAGAAGATTTGCGAGAGATGGGCATTGAGCTATTTGCATACTCGCAACAGCTTGCTGAGTGTGAGTACGTACTGAAAAGGCTATTTCAGTTCAGTATGATACTCCTTGCCATCAGGCTTGCACCATACCTGGTCGGCCTCGTCACTCGCATGCTACGTGGCATGTTTGGCTTTGGCTATACTGCTGAGACTCCTTCGAGCCCTGAGTTTGAGACTGCGAAAGGCATACGCGAGCGCTACCCTACGCCTAAAGGTGGTTGGGATCCGTCGCTCACGCCTACCAATCCTGATTATTGGGAAGCTAAGGCTAACCGTGACTGGATTGATGCGCGTGATCGTGCCCGTGCAGATCCCAAGTATGATGACAAGTGGATCTGGCAATCCAACAGACCTGTCAAGGCAAATGGTGCGCGCAAATACAGCGCGACCAACCTACAGGTCCAGTCTGGGACTGCACCAGAACACAATGCGCTGTACAAGGACAGTTATAAGATGCTCCTCATGTTGAAGGGTGACGACCAACCTGTCAAGGTTATTGGTCAAGTGCTCGCTGTGGTTGATTGTATCTTCCTGCAGCCATGGCATTTCACCAAAGATGTCGAGCAGTCTTGGAAGGAGGGTGTGTGTGATCTCACGAGCAAGATAGTTTTTCGTAATTCCGTAAACCCGGGTCACGAGATAACTGTCAGCGTCGAAGACTACATGGGCTTTGCCCGACACCGCGATTCACACAGCGACATTGAGTTCTTCAAGTTCGGTCGCAGTATCCGTGCAGCGCGCAAGAAGATCCACTTCTTTATTAAGGAGTCGGATGTCAAGATGCTTCCTGGCCGAATGACGCGCTTGGATGTCATCGAAACAGATGAGGGTGGTGTGTTGACTGACCATAACCGGCGGTCGATATACTTTGCCACCATACAAGCTACTGCCAATGTCGAGTACTATGGTATAAACCATGCTCGCGGCTGGACGTATCCAGCTCAAACGGTAGTGGGAGATTGTGGTGGCCTCCTCATGTTACATGACAATTCGCGCATGGCAGGACGTACTCTGTGCGGCATACACACCGCCTATTGGAAGTCTTCGCATAAGGGCTTTTCACCAGTGGTCACACAAGAAATGTGTTTGGCTGCTGTTGCCGCCCTGAGCAAAGGCAAGGAAACCATCGTTGAAGATCGATGGGAGGAGGATTTGGAGGTGCAGTGTGGCAGATATGGTCTCAGCATTATGCCTGAAGACTATAACGTGCTTTCACTGAAACCACGCTACGAAGCGTCTGCAGCTGATACTCAGAACAATGGCAGTTTCATGTCCTTGGCCGCTCTGAGCAAGGGACCCACCTTTGCTCCTCGGACGAAATATCGTCCCACAGAGCTTCACGGAGTGTTTGGACCTTCGCCTGTGCGCCCGGCTGAGCTCGGGCCTGCATCGCGAGATGGGGAGCTCATCTTTCCCATGGTCCGGGCCTATGAGCCCTATATGACACCCGTGCGCCATGTTGACTACGTCTGGCTGCCAAATGCAGTTCAAGACGCTATGCGTCCGTTTTCTGAAGCCACCATGCACAACCCTCGTTTCATTTTGAGTTTTGAAGAGGCTGTATGCGGCATTCCGGAGATGAATTTCCGCTCTTTGCCGCGAAGCACATCGCCAGGCTTTCCGTGGACCCTCAAGTACAAGAATGGAAAGAGGGCCATGTTTGGCTTTGATGATGAGTACGTTTTTGACACGGAAGGAGCCCGCGAAGTGCGTGCTAGAGTTGATGAGATTGTCGCTGCTGCCTCCGAAGGCGCGCGCCTGCTCAACTTATGTACAGACTTTCCAAAAGACGAGCTTCGCTCGCATGAGAAAGTCGACGCCGTTGCCACTCGAATGATCAGTGGAACTGATGTGGCTTACAGCATTGCTTGTCGGCGCTATTTCGGAGCCTTTGTGATTGCTCTGAACTCCACTCATAAAAAGAGTGGATTGTGCCCAGGCATATGCGTGTACTCAGACTGGGCCGACCTACGCAGTTTCATTACTGCAAAGGGAGACAAAGTCTTTGACGGCGACTTCAAGGGCTTCGATGCTTCACAACAGCCGGGAGTGCTTATGCACTTTCTCGACTATATGAATCGCTGGTACAATGATGGCAATGACCTCATTCGCAGGGTCCTCTTCATGGACCTTGTGCACTCACGCCACATGGGAGGTACTGGTCGCGACCAGTCCTACTTGATCCAGTGGAACAAGTGCATGCCAAGCGGTCATTTCCTCACTTCAACCATCAATTCCATGTATTCAATGACATGCCTGGCGTCAGCTTTCGGCGTTCTTACAGGCAAGTTTGGCTGTTTTTGGGACTACTGTTCTGCAGCCACGCTCGGTGACGACAACATCGTTGGCGTTTCTGATGACATTATTCCTGTTTTCAACCAAGTCACTGTTTCCAAGTTCCTGAAGGAGTATTTCTTCATGGACTACACTGCTGGGCGCAAAGGCGAGGCACTCGTGCCCCACCTTTCCATCAATGACATTACTTTCTTGCGCCGAAGATTCACCACCGCCGAGGGTTCTGTTGCTTGTCCTCTGGACTTGAGCAGTTTCCTTTACACTTGCTATTATTGCAAGAACTGGCTCCTCGTTGAACATATTCTCATGGACAACTTGGAGTTTGCACTCGAGGAGCTGTCTATGCATGAACCACATGTGTGGGACACTTATGCTCCGCTCATTTTCACCATTCAGTCCGCGTTTGGTAAGGTTTCAAGAGCCGAACCTACGCGGTCTAGCTACTTGTATCTCGTGCGATCACGCACAGATAACGGGTGGTAACAGCTTTGCACGTCCGACACGGCAGCCACGCGGTTAACAACCGGCAGCGATATTCAATCGTGGCTGTGACAGCGGTGCAAAGAGCGGGAGTGGGTTTTCATCCTTACTACTCAGGGCCTCCCAAATGCCCAGAGATTCGCTGCAACCTCCTCACGTTTGGGTGAACGTGAGGTTGTACATTCATCCGCTAATCAAGACAAACAGACAGCTGATCTGGACGATAACGTCCGTGACGACACAGTAGCATGTGACGTCCTCGATTCCATGACCATCTCCAATGCCGTTTCGACGGAGGGAGTTACTTCGTTTGTGCAAGAAGCTTGCACAGCTGTCGATGTTATGGGCAGCTATTATACTGGTAGTAAGCTAGTACAGAGACAGGAGGATTTGCAAAACTTGACTGAGTATTTCGCGAGGCCGAGGCTTATAAACCGCGGCACGCTGACCACATCACGCAACACGTTTCAAATTGTGGACGTGGACATATCCACGCTTTTCAACACCTACTTTCCTAATGGTTTCAATCGTCTGACTGGTGTTTATGGCATACGCTTTTCCGTCAATTTCAAACTCCAGGTCGCCTCGACACCTTTTCATCAGGGTGTGTTGGCCATGGGTTGGCAGTATGGTGTTACTAGCACGAATCCGCAAGATTATTGGACGCGGGGTACTTTTCCCGCTGCTTGTACGAATTTGGCTCATGTTAGATTAGACATTTCTGAGAGTACTATGGCTGAAATAAAAATTCCTTTCGTGCATGCTGCTGAGTTTCTTACCATTGATACTCAGGACCAACTTTTCCCGTATGGTATGCTTTCTTTGACTTCCATCGTTCCTTATCAGGCAGTTTCTGGCATGAATGCACCGACTTATGAAGTGTATATTAACCTTTCAGACTTGGAGTTTATTGGTGCTGAACAACAAGGCACCACAGTGATTACTCCACAGTCTGGTAGGTACGCAAAACAGCGCGAGTCTGAGGAAGACGCTAGGCCTCTGAGCTCTGCGGCTGGCATGGCAGCTAAGGCTATAACACTTGTTGGTAAGGGAATACCCCTGCTTTCAAGTGTTACTGCGCCGCTGTCGTGGTTTCTTGAGGCTTCGGGCGGCGCACTGCGCGCTTTTGGCTTTTCAAAACCGGCGATCAAAGATCCGATTATGCGTATGATACCTGTCACTACAATTTGTGAGCAGAATGTCGACGTGGCTTCTCCGGTTAACGTCGTTGGGCCGCGGTGTGACAATGAGTTGGCCATATCCACCGGCTTTTCTGGCTGTGATTTGGACGAAATGGCTTTATCTTATGTGTTGTCACAGTACAGCCAAATTTGTGTAGGCTTTTTGACAACTTCTTTGGCGCACGGAGCTGCTCTTTATGCGACGAATGTTTCACCTTCTTACTTCTGGTTTCGTCAGCCAGCTGGAGCACCGTATGGTAATCGTGCGGCGCCTTTAGTTTCTGGCGCTACTGCGAACTCGTTTTTCCCATCACATGCTTTCTTCATTGGCCAGATGTTTCGTTTGTGGCGTGGTGGTTTCAAGTTCCGTTTCACGTTTGGCAAAACTAAAATGCACGGAGGCCGACTTTTGGTCTCTTTCAACCCTCTGTCTCTTTTCAAGAAGGATTCAGACGGTCTCATCTCTGGCGTTGCAGGTCCTGAGATCACTGGTTCGCTGGTTCAGCCTTTTGGCTATTCGGCAATCTTCGATTTGAGGGACAGCAACGTTTTTGAGTTCGAAGTTCCATATACTGCCAGCATACCTTATTCTGCTTTCAATAGCATTACAGGTGGCCTGGCAGTTACAGTCATTGACCCTCTCCAGGTCACTGGCAACATTTCCACTTCTGTCGGTTTTCTCGTTGAGGTGGCGTGTATGGACGATTTTGAGTATGCCATGCCTGCTCCACCAGAGTACGTTGGCATTACTCCGAGTGCGTCGACTATCGTTGTGCAGAGTGGTAGGCTAGTGTCTTCTCAGAAGGCCGAAGCCTCCACCTTGTGCATTGGTGAGCGTATTCACTCTTTAAAGCAGCTGATCATGCTGCCAAAAATGACTGATTCGATCATGGGTGCGACCAATGGCAACTACACCGCCATAGTTCCACCGTGGTTCTATCAACCTAAATTCACGGCTAGTCCGTTTCCTATCACCACTACATTTCCAGAGGGCTTTGGCTTTGCTGGTAACATCGCCATGTGTTACACCTGGGTTCGCGGTTCTACCGACGTTCACGTGTACCCAACTCGAGCTGGCAATCTGCTAGTTACAGCTATGCAGGCCACGTTCGATTACATGACGCAGTGGATTGTCGCTTCAGGCCAGAGGGGCCTACGCGGCCGTGCGTGTGCGCTTGCATCTATCATGTGCAATCAAGGTTCACACCACGTCAAATTTCCTGGGTATTCTTGTGCTGCAAGGATCCCATCCTGTGCGCTCAATAGCGGCGATTTCAAAGCCGCGCTTTCTTGGACGCCTACGACAATTCCAAATCAGGCATATTGTCCAACTTTGCCTGTGATCACCATCAATAATAACAGTAGTGGTCAAACACCTGTCAGGATTTCTCGTTCTGCTGGTGATGATGCGCTTATGGCGCACTATATAGGTCCGCCGCCGCTCGCGCTGTTGCAGGCCACTCAAAATGTTTATCCGGACCCGGATATCTTGTATTCGGTCTGATGGACACAAAAAACAATTCTTGGGTTTATGCTGCTACTTTTCTTAGTGCAGCTACAGTAGCCCTGCTCTTTTATTTTCTTGGATATCACATTTGTTCTCTAATATTGAGGTCAAATGTGTCTTCAGATTTGAGCTTTACTCCTCGTACTTCTTTTGAAGGTACACCATAGGGGTCATGCCAGTAAGTACCAATGACTGTTCTGGCACATCAAGTGAAGGCAAGACACACTATAATGTCTGCACCGGCTAACGCCACGGCTTCGGCAGTCTTCGGACTCCCGCAAAGATCGTGTGTGTCGCACGCCCAGGCCATTGGCTATTTGTGTTACACGCTCGACAACCTTTGCGGCTATATCACCTATAGAGGGGCCGCGGCCCCATTGGGGCCCTAGCCGTCTCCAG